GTGGTTCGCTGGGCCGTGGCCGGTTGGCCTTGGCTTGTCTCACAGTCTAGCGGCAATTTTTCTTGCCGTCAATCCCCCGAAATCTCTTCCCCAGTCCCCCTAAAGGGGGGACGTGGGGAATTATTTTTGCACAAAATTTCATGGCGATTTTTGGTTAAAATTGCTGTATTTGGGGGACTATAGGGGGCTGTGCGTGCGTGTGTTTTATTCACGCACGCACAGCAATGCTTCGGCTATACCAGCCTGACCGGCCTAGCAGCTTCGACCGGCTCCACCAGCTGCAACCAGCTCCACCAGCCGACCAGCCGCAACCAGCCCGACCCGTCCGCCCCCCTGACCGCGCGAATCAAATCGCGTCTGCGAAAAATTCCAATATACACGCGCGGGCGCGAATTAGAATCACGCGCACGCGGTTATAGGTACTCCCGGGGGGCCTGCCCTCGCCTGCGGGTCCGTGAGCGCAGGATTTATTTAGGTGTAAAAAATTTTTTTTGGCTTCCCCTGGAGGGCGGAAAGAAGTAGGGGGTTCCCAAAAAACGAAGGGCGGGGAAAACGGAGGCGGCAGATGTTCAAAAAAATTTTTCGACTTGCCAACTCTTGTCAGTTTTCCGTGATATAATGGTAACGTGAATAATTAGCCTGCGGCGGTAACGTCGTGGGCTTTTGCTTTATCTGGAGGTGGAGGCCGTGCCGAAGGGAGGCGGAAAGATTGACGCCGCAAAGGCAGAATACATCCGCCGCCGGGCTAATGGTGAGAAGGTAAACCTCCGGGAGCTGGCGGAGCAGGTAGGGTTATCCTATTCCTATTTGCGGGGAAGGAAGCAAAAAGATAAGTGGGATGAAGCCGTACCGCCAAAGAAGCGGGGCGGGCAGAAGGGGAACAAAAACAGCAAGGGAAAGCGAAACGCCGCCGGAAGCCACAAAGGTGCGCCGCCGAGAAACAAGAACGCGGAAAAAGACGGGGCGTACAGCGCGGTTTTTCTTGATTCATTGACCGAAGAGGAAAAGAAACTTGTGGAAAGCACGCCGCTGGAAGTCCGTGCAGCGCTGGAACACGAGATGAAGATACTGAAATACCGGGAGAATAAAATCCTTTCCAAAATCGGGGAATACGAAAAAGCGGATGAAGACACCGCATATTTAAGCACAATGACTGAGATATATGGAAAGAACGCGACAACCATGCGTTTCAGTGACAGTGCATTTAAGCGGATCCAGAGTTTGCAGGAGGCACTTTATAAGGTACAGGGCCGCATCGTAAAAATCACGGACAGTCTGCGGGCGCTGGAGGAAAGCGCGGTGCGGTTTGATTTGGAGCGCCAGCGGCTTGATGTCCTGCGTATGAGGGGATCGGGCAGCGTAGAGGTTGAGGGCGTGGAAGCGGATGAGATAACCGGCGTAGAATTGGAGGATGAAAGATGAAACTCTATACAAGCAATATCGTAGCAGATTGGCTGGCCGTAACGCCGCGCCGGGTGCGGCAGCTTCGGGACGAGGGCATACTTGAGGAGAAGACACCGGGGCTTTACGAATTGAAGTCGTCGGTGGTACGCTACATTTCTTACCTGAGAAAAGGGAGCGGAAATCCAAACCTGAATGACGAGCGGGCGAAGCTCATACAGGCAAAGCGCGAAGCGGCGGACATGGAGAACGAAGAGCGCCGGGGTAGCCTGCATAGAACGGAGGATATCGAAAAGGGCCTGTCCACTTTGTGCCTGAATATGCGGGGACGGTTCTCCAGCCTGCCAGCGAAGCTATCCGGGGAACTGGCGCAGATGGGCGGCAATCAAGCAGGCATACACGATAAATTGAAAGCGGCTATAGATGAGACACTGGCGGAACTCTCTAACTTTAATGTAGCCTTTGCAGTGAGCAGCGGAGAGGATAAGGAAGATGAACCAATGTGACGATTGCGTATGGGCAAAGAGAATCAGCGAGCAGAAAATCTTTTGTCCGTTTCCGAAATGCGTAAAAGAAGAATTACAAACCGGACAGATGGAAAAACAGGGAGACTGAGTGGACGGGAAAAGAGGATGGATCGTTGCGCTTGCACCACAGACAGAAGAGATGTTCAGCCGATGTGTCGCTTATCTGCGTCCGCCTCCGACACTGACGCTGTCCCAATGGGCGGACAAATACAGGATGCTGTCAGCAGAGAGCAGCCCCGCGCCGGGGCACTGGAACACGGATAACGCGCCCTATCAGCGGGAAATCATGGATGCAATCGGGGACCCTCATGTACGGAAAGTAGTTGTTATGACGGCAGCACAAATCGGAAAGACCGCGATGCTGATGAACGTTCTAGGGTACTACATGCACTATTATCCAGCCCCCGTGATGGTAATGGAGCCGACCCTGGAAATGGGGCAGGCACTGTCCAAGGATAATCTTGCACCCATGATACGGGACACACCCGTATTGTGCGGCTTGGTGGACACCAAGAGCCGCTACAGCGGAAACACGATTTTGAAAAAGAATTTTCCCGGCGGTCATGTAACTATCGTGGGGGCCAACAGCCCGGTGGGCCTGCGTATGCGTCCGATCAAAGTGCTGCTTGCTGATGAGGCGGATGGATACCCGGAGAGCGCCGGGACAGAGGGCGACCCCCTCCTGCTGGCGCAGAAGCGGCAGACGGTATTTTGGGATAAGAAAACCGTCATTGTTTCAACGCCAACCATCAAAGGCCACAGCAAAATCGAAAAGGAATTTATGGAAAGCACGAGGGAAGAATGGACCGTCCCATGTCCAGGGTGCGGCCATTACCAGCCGCTGGCGTGGAGCAGCATTCACTTTGAGGAATACCGGGAAGATCCGGCAAAGCCCATTCTGTATAAATGCGAGCGGTGCGGGGAAATGTTCGGGGAATATGAGTGGAAGAGGCAGGGGCAGCTGGGGAAATTCCGGGCGGAAAACCCGACTGCGGAGACACGGGGTTTCCATCTCAATACACTGGCGTCCAATTTCTGCGGCTGGAAAGACGTGGTAGACAAATTCATTTCCGCAAACGAACAGATGGCAGTCGGCAACATTGAGGAAATGAAAACCTGGACCAACACGGATCTGGGGCAGACTTGGGAAGAGCCGGGCGAACACATTGACGAAAGCAAACTGATAAGCCGCTGTGAGCTGTACGAGGCGGAGGTGCCGGACGGCGTGCTGGTGCTGACCGCCGCTGTGGACGTGCAGAAAGACCGTTTCGAGGTGGAGGTTGTCGGCTGGGGTGTCGGCAAGGAGAGCTGGGGCATACGCTACCAGAAAATCTACGGGGACACGAAAAACGAAAAGGTATGGGAAGATTTAGACGCATTCCTGCAAGTGTCCTTTCACAAAAGGGATGGGACAGCCCTGCGGATCGTCGCCTGCTGCATCGACAGTGGTTACCGCTCTGTGCAGGTCTACCGCTTCACGGTGGATAAGTTTGACCGCCGCATATTTGCCATCAAGGGCAAGGGCGGGCAGGGGATCCCTTACTTCAAGAATCCGAGCACGGATAACCGAGTAAAGACGCCGCTGTTCACCATCGGCGTTGACGAGGGAAAGGATATTCTGTACCAGCGGTTACAACACACGGTCCGTGATCCGCAGATCACGAGCGGGCCGAACTACTGTCATTTCCCGCTGAACCCGGAGGCTGGATACGATGAGACGTATTTCAAGGGTCTGACGTGCGAAATGAAAATCACCAGATTCAAAAAGGGAAGAATGATTGTGGCGTGGGATTTCCGGGATAAGAACTACAAGCGGAATGAACCGCTGGACCTGCGCAACTACGCGACCGCCGCGCTGGAAATCTATAACCCGCCGCTCCAAAAGCCGGAGTCGGGAACCGTTGCGCCGTGCCGGTTGGGACGCAGAATACTAAGCAGAGGAATCTAAATTATGGCAATTTATTCAAAAGAATTTTGCAAAAGGAAGCTGCAAACATGGCTTGCGGCAGAGGAAGCGATTGCAACCGGACAGCGTTACCAGATCGAGGACAGGAGCCTGACGCGGGCAGATTTGTATGACGTGCGCAAAGAAATTGAGTTCTGGGAAAACAAGCTGGTTGCAGCAGAGGCGGAAGAACGGTACGGCGGACGGAACCGGGCGTTTCGTTTTGTCCCCCGTGATTTGTGAGAAGATAGGATGTGGCAAAATTGAATTTTCTGGATCGAGCGATTGCGGTTGTCTCGCCAACGCGGGCGGTGAGACGGGCCGCCGCAAGGACGGCATTAAAGTTTGTAAACAGTGGCTACGGAAACTACGGCGCAAACCTGACAAAGAAAAATATGCGTGGCTGGATGTATCACGGCGGAAGCCCAAAGGAAGACATTGAAGACAATCTGGACGTGCTGCGCCAGCGGTCCCGCGACGCCTACATGGGGATCCCGACGGCCTCCGCTGCGCTGAAAACCCTGCGTACAAACGTTATTGCAGGCGGGCTTATGCCGTCGCCACAAATTGATGCAGAGTATTTGAACCTGACCAATGAGCAGGCGGAGACGCTGCAAGCGCAAATTCTGCGGGAGTTCGCTTTGTGGGCGGATACGCCGGTATGTGATGCCGACCAGACAGACAACTTTTACAAGCTCCAGCAGCTTGTCTTTTTAAGCTATCTGATGAATGGAGACGCCTTTGCGCTGCTTCCGGTGAAGGATCAGCCAGGCCAGCCGTACAGCCTGCGGGTTCGCATTATCGAAGCGGACCGGGTATGCTCCCCCGACAGATATGACCGCCTTGTACCGTGTGAAGTACAGGGACACAGGGTGTATAACATTGTGCAGGGCGTAGAGACGGATGAGGACGGAATGGTGGTTGCCTATTGGATCTGTAACCGCCATCCGTTATCCAGCCTTGCCAATCAGGCGGGCGGACTGCACTGGACGCGGGTGGAGGCATACGGGAGTACAGGAAGACCGAACATCCTGCATGTGATGAACCGAGAGCGGGCGGGCCAGCGTCGGGGCGTTCCGATCTTGGCCCCGGTATTGGAAGCGCTGAAACAGTTGGGACGGTACACCGAGGCGGAAATTACAGCAGCGGTCATATCCGCTATGTTTACGGTATTTATTGAGTACCAAATCGCGAAAGATGGAAAGCCACTCGGAGAAGCAATCCCGCCGGAGATGCTGATTGACGCACGGGATCAGGGAAGTATTGAATTGGGGAACGGGACCGTCGTGGGGCTGAATCCGGGTGAGACAGTGAAGTTTGCGGACCCCAAGCACCCGAACAGCGGGTACGATGAATTCTACAGCGCTATGGTGCGGGGGATCAGTTCGGCGCTGGAAATCCCACCGGAGGTGCTGGAAAAACAATTTACTCAAAATTTCAGCTCGGCGCGTGGGTCACTCAACGAGTTTTGGAGAACCTGCGGGATGATGAGGGATTGTTTTTCAGACGACTTTTGCCAACCGATATATGAAGCGCTGTTTGCCGAGGCTGTAGCGCGGGGACGCATCCAGGCACCAGGTTTTTTCGGCGACCCGGCCATCCGCAAGGCGTATACAGACTGCAAATGGAACGGGCCAAGCCGGACAGCGCTGAACCCATCCCAAGAGGTGGAAGCCGCTGAGAAACGGGTGAACGCTGGTTTTTCCACGGCAGAAGAGGAAACCGCCCAGCTTACCGGAGGGGACTACAACCGGAACATCCGCAAGCGGGTCATAGAGGCTGAGAGGAAACGGGAGGTAGATCAAATTGTAAGGCCTGCCCAGCCATTCGGCGGAGCAGGACAGGCAGCGCAAAATCCCGACGGGAAGGAAGGGGAAACGGGGAATGCCTAAGAAATTTTGGAGCTTCCGAAACAGCACAGACGGCACGAACGCTGAATTGCTGTTATACGGCGACATTGCAGGGGAAAAAAGCTGGTTCGGGGATGAGGTAACACCAAAGGAGTTTGCCGAAGAACTGGACGGGCTGGGGGATGTGAGCGAGATTGCTGTGCGTATCAACAGCGGCGGCGGAGATGTGTTCGCTGCGCAAGCCATCGGCAATATGCTGGAACGAAACGCAGCCCATGTGACGGCCTATATCGACGGCGTGTGCGCGTCGGCGGCGACAATCGTTGCCTGCCACTGTGACAGGGTGATTGCAGCAAATGACAGTACATACATGATCCATCCGGTCAAAATGGGCCTGTATGGGTACATGGATGCGGAAACGCTGAAACAGTATGTAGACGCTCTCGATACGATCCGGGAAAACATCGTTACGCTGTATGCGAAAAAAACGTGCAGGGAAAAGGACGAGTTAGCCGGATGGATGGACATGACAAGCTGGTGGACTGGGCCGCAGGCCAAAGAAAACGGCTTTGTAGACGAACTGACAGATAACGGAGAGGACGCAGCCTATGAGAACCGCAGCGGGATCCTCTTTGTCAACAATATCAGTATGAACCTCCCTTTCGCGGAGGCCCCTGAATTCGTGCAGGAGAGTCTGACGGCAGGCACCGACGGACTGCCTGTAAATAAAAAACCGGCGGGACAGCCGGAACAGATCAAGGAGGCACAGAACATGGAGATTAAGACGGTGGACGATCTGCGGAAAGCCTTTCCCGCATTGGTTGATCAGATTGAGCAGGCGGTAAGGGCGGAGGCAGAGAAAACAGCAGCGGAGAACGCAGCCAACACCGAGCGGACGCGCATCAGGGACATTGAGGAAATGACCCTGCCCGGCAGCGAAGCACTGGCGGCAGAGGCCAAGTTTACCAACCCTATGAGCGCGGAAGACTTCGCCAGGGAACTGGTGAAGAACGCCAAGACGCAGGGCGCTTCCTATCTTGCTCAGATGCAAAAGGACGCGCAGAACAGCGGCGTCAATGGTGTAACCAACGCTCCGCCTGCTGATAAAACCAATGGAGATGAGTTTATCAATGCAATTCGGGGGACGAATAAGTAAGGGAGGAAAAGGAAATGAGTATGGACCTTGCCGTAAAAACATACCGCTGTGAGCCTGGACACTTTGAAGCGGGAATCGGACACATTGCCAAGGCCGTGAAGGTGGCGGCGGTGGACATCCCTGCCCATGCGCCGGTGGCGCTGGATGCGGACGGAAAGCTGATACTCCTGACAGCGGGCAACAAGGCAGGCGCTTACGGGCTTACGCCGGACAGTATCCGTGCAGATGAGGAAGGGCCGGTATACCTGAGCGGTGAATTTTTTGCAGACAGCCTGGAACTGCCGGAGGGTGTGTCCGCCGCAGATGTGGAAATCCCCCTGCGGAATATTGGGATTTTTTTGAAGTAAGGGAGGAAACGGATCATGCCGAATGGAATTGATATTTACCATCCGAGATACCTTGCCGAAGTGGTGCGCTCCGCGCCGCCGGTACATACGTTTCTACGGGATACGTTCTTTACCAACATTAAGACTTTCGCGGAGGAACAGGTTGATATTGACCTGGTGAAAGGTGACCGAGAAATGGCGGCGTTCATCCATCCGAAATTGGGCGCGGAGACGCTGGAGCCGGAGGGCTACGAAACCAAGAGCTACAAGCCGCCAATGGTCAACCCGGATCTGGTGACGACGGCGGAAGACTACATGCGTCGGGCACCGGGGGAAACCCTCTACAGCGGAAGGACTCCGGCGCAGCGTGCGGCGGAGCAGCTTGTGCGAGAATATCAGAGACTTGACGACGCAATCAGCCGTCGGGAGGAATGGATGTGTGCACAGGCACTGACGACCGGGGCGATCCATGTTGTAGGGAAAGGCGTCGATGAAGAAATCGACTTTGGCTTCACAAACAAGGTGGTTCTGACTGGGCCGGAACGCTGGGGACAAAGCGGCGCAGATGTGTCGGGAAACCTGGAGGACTGGGTGGATATGGTCTACACAAACGGATTTGCCAATGTGGACCGTATCATCTGCGGGAGACAAGCGCTTAAACTTCTCAAAAACGATAAGGGTATTCTTGAGAAGATGGACAACCGCCGTTATCAGGCAGGGGAATTTAATGCGCGTGACCTTCCAAACGGCGTTCGCTACCATGGATATCTGGCGGATTCCGGGCTGGAAATTTATTCGTATAAGGAAGTCTATATGGACAGGATGACAGACCCGAAAAATCCGACGATCCGCAGACTGATTCCAGACAATATGATTATCGTGATTTCCCCAGGCGTGGATTTTATGCGGGCATACGGACGCTGCTCCTACTTTGATGAAGCATCCAAGCAGCTTGTCACTGCCGAGACCGCGCGCCTGCTCCATGCCTATATTGCCCACAAGCCGGACAGGAAGGTTCTGGAAGCGTGCGCCTGTCCCCTGCCCATCCCTGACAAGGTGGACAGCTGGCTGGTGGCGACCGTGTGCTAAAGGGAGGAAACAGAAATGGCGAGAGGAAAGAAAACCGACCCGGCGAAGCGCGCTGACAAAGATCTGATGGATCGCATTGAGGCACCGGAAACGGAAGGGCAGGATATTCCGCAGGAGCCGGAGGCAGCGGAACAGCTTCCTCCGCAGGAGCTGGATCCATTTGCAAAAATCCCCAACCCGTGCGTGTACTGCGGGCCGAGTGTGAGAGGCGTTGCCCGCCAGTACACCACCTATCAGGGCGGAATTTCGGATGCGCTGCGGGAATTTATCAAGGCGCACCCGAAGGCGCTGGGGCTGGTTGTTTCCACCGGGGGATTTCCATCTATGCGCAAACGCCTTGAAACGCCGGGAACGCTGGAAGCGAATCTGTACAAGGACGTTAAGGAGGAGCTTTAAACGTGGATATTCTGTTTGATTATGACGTCGGCGGGGAGCTGGAATACACCCCGCCAACGTTCAAACAATGCGCGGCGGTGGAAATCGAAAAGGCGTTCCTGAACCCGGACGAACTCGCAGAAGTGCGCACCATCCACTATGACGGCGTAACCTATAAGGATATCCCCGTGATAGAGATCGGCCCAAAGGAAGGAAAACGCTCCTCTGTGGTTCAGATGCAGCATGATTTCGGGCAGGGGCTGTATAAGCGCTCTATCACCCTGTACTGCAATGCAAAGAACATGGGCAATCACAAGCCGGAGCAGGGAACGCAGCTGTCTATGAATGAAGAGCAGGATGGCACATTCTTCCGCAAGTACCGCGTAGCGGAATCAACAACGGAAATGGGGATGTACCGGGTAAAACTGGAGGAAGTCGATGAATAGCACAGCATCTGCCAACAATGCAACCGGGTCCGTGGTGGTCAGGGTCAATGAAGCCGCCGGGCAGGAGGCTGTCGAACGGGCCAAGGCGCTGCTTGCCGGTATCCCGGACGGCGTAGACAAGGCTGTGAAAGCAGCCATGAACAGAACTGTCCAAAGACTGCGGAGCGACAGTAATAAAGCGATCCAGGAAAAGTACGACATATCCGACGCGGGTATCCGGTCGGAAAAGAATGTACGGGTCAGATACAGCTACCAGAACGGCGTGCAGGCGACTGTTACATTTTCCGGGCGCAAGATACCGCTGTACCGCTTTGGCGGATCGTCCCCGACGGACCCGACGCCAGACCTGGCGGCAGGGAAAAAGCCGGTCATGGTAAACGGTGCATGGACGATGCAGTATCAGGGGATACCCGCCAGGGGCCATCAGTTCCGGGACACCAGTCCTACGCAGTTTATGGATGCCTTTGTGGCGCGCATGAAGTCCAGGCATATTGGCATCTTTGAGCGAACCGGCGGCATGACCAGCAAGGGCAGCGACGCTATTCAGGAAAAAATGGGAAGTTCTGTTGCACAGATGGTAGGCAGGCCCGAAGTCGCGCAGCAGCTGACGGAGAAAGCCTGTCAGACATTTGAAACCGAGCTGGACAAGGCTGTATACCGGATACTGACCAGGTGGAGGTAAGACAGGATGCAGGGAATCAATTTGCGCAACGAGACAAAGGTGGGGCTGCTGTATGCACTGAAAGAGTTTACAGAGCTGGCAACAGGAGATATGACGCTGCCGGTGAAACGCCAAAGCAGGGACGAGCGGGAGCCGCAGTGGCAAACCGCAGCCGTGTATCTGGCGAGGCTGCCGGATATGGCGTCATATCAGAAAAAGTCGCCCTTCATTCTCCACCAGGCGGTGACGGGGCAGGATGAAATCGGGAACGCCAACAGGGGGGCAGGCCGGGAAATCAGGCGGGAGCTGCAAAGCACCTGCGTTGTCCGGTCTGTATTCTGTGTTTATCACCCGGACGAGCAGGAAGGCGGGCTGGCGCTTTTGAATCTGATGGAGGAGCTGCGCACAGCCCTGCTGCTTTATCCGACAATGCTGGATAAAGTATTTGAGCTGGATATGAACGAGGGAATTAACCAGATGCTTTACCCGGAAACCGGGGAGCGGGGAACCGCACCTTACTATCTCGGAGAAATGGTAACGACTTGGAAACTGCCGCCGATCAAGCGGCTGGATGCGGCGCGGGTTGCACAGGGACTGCCGCCACTGGACCCAAGGGCGGTACACCATATCAACAAAATTCCATGAAAGGAACGGAAAACATATGGCACGAAAAGCGAATGACAACACGGGGAAGCCTGTGGAGAAGGCAGCAGAAACGCCGGTGCACAACAAATCCGGCTTTTACTGCTACATCGGCCCCAATCTGAAAGGGCTGATCCAGAACGGGGATATCTTCAGGGGAACGAAAAAGGAAGCGCTCGCCAGGGCGGCGGCGGCTGTTGAGGCACAGCCACTGGTGAAAATGCTGATTGTCTCCGGAGACGTGCTGGATTCGGCACGCATCAAGGTCAAAAAGCCCGGAAATGTACTGTATGACAGCTATCGGAAGCTGTCCGGAAAGTGAGGTGAGCAGCAATGGCGAATCTCGGCGTACATATTTTCCAGCAGGCAACGTCTGTATTGACGCCAAAAGTGGCGTCGGTGGGAATCCCCTTTGTGGTGGGCACTGCGCCGGTGCAGTCGGCGGAGAAGCCCGCCAGGTCTAATATGCCGGTGCTTGCGACAAGCTGGGATGAAGCGGTAAAGAAGCTGGGCTTTTCCTACGACTGGAACAGCTACACGCTGTGTGAATTCATGTATTCACATTTCCAGCTTTTCGGAGCACAACCGGCAATTTTCTGCAACATCCTGGATCCGGCGACGATGAAAAAGGACGTGGATGCCAGGGGCTACGATGTGGCGGATCACAGGATTGTTCTGCCTATTGGGACTGCGGCTGGCTCCATCCGGGCCACGGTAACGGAGGATGCGGACGGAACGCCTGCCGAACGGGAGCTTGTGGCAGATGAGGACTACTGCACGCTCTATGACCGTGACGATACGGACACCTACGTCTGCATCGTGGAATTGCTGGAAGACGGCAGCGCTTACAATGCAGCGACGGTAAATATCGCATACACGGAGGTTAATCCCGAGGCTGTAACGGTGGCCGACGTGGTGGACGGCGTGGCCCAGGTGGATGCCTGCCTGACGGCAGTCGGCGTAGTCCCCGACCTCATCTGCGCCCCCGGCTGGTCCCATATTACCTCTGTGGCCGCTGTGATGGCGACTAAAGCTGGAGCGATTAACGGGCTGTTCGGGGGCAAGGCTGTGATTGATGCGGACAGCAGCGCGGAAGGCGTGACCGAATACTCCCAGCTCCCCGGCTACAAGAATAAAAACAACTTTGTGGATGGCGACCAGCTCCTGTGCTGGCCTATGATTCAGCTCGGAGACTATCGCTTCCACATGTCTACCCAGCTCTGCGGACTGATAGCGGAGGTGGATGCAGGGAACCGAGGCGTTCCTTACGAATCCCCGTCCAACAAAAATTTGAAGATGGACGCCTGTGTGCTGGCGGATGGTACAGAAGTCAATCTGACATGGGATCAGGTGAACCTTGTCGCGGGGAGCTGGGGCGTTGTTACGGCGGTCAATTTCCTGGATTCCGGCTGGGTGGCGAAGGGGAATTATACCGCCTGCTATCCAGGCAATACGGATGTGAAAGATCAGTTTATCCCGGTGTCGCGCATGTTTGATTTCATCGGGAATACACTTATCCGCACGTTTTGGTGCAAGCTGGACAAGCCCATGACCCCGGCGCTGCGGGACAGCATTTTGCAGACCTGTAATATCTGGCTGGGCGGACTGTGCGGCAGCGGATACCTCTATGGGGCGCGGGCAGAAATGCTGTCGGAGGAAAATCCGCTGACCTCTCTGCTGGATGGCATTATTACGCTGCACGTATACAATGCGCCGCCCGTACCTGCGCAGGAAATTGACTTCATTTTGGAATACGACGTTTCCTACATGGAGACGGCGCTCGCATCGTAAGGAGGACACGGTATGATTTTTCCAAACGGGCATATTGACTACTTGATGTACGAGGACGGTGGGGCACTGATCGGCGTTGCAAAGGTGTCGATGCCGCCCATTAAATATAAGACCGTCACCGCAACGGGGGCAGCGCTTATGGGGGATGTGACAATCCCACTGGCAAGCATGATCGAACCCATGACCGTTAAAATTGATTTTTCGTCTGTAACGGATGCAATCATGCAGCTGGGGACGAACGAGTGGCACGATGTAGCCCTTTACCTGGCGGACCAGTATTTTGACGGCGTGACCAGAAAGGAGGAATTGGAGCCGGTACGCTTTGAAATGTCCATCCGCCCCATAGAAATCAATCAGGGGACGATACAGACGGCCAGCGCCGCCGATGCCTCCGGAACCTACAGCGTGTGTAAGTATACGGTGTATAAGAACGAGCAGAAGATTATGGACATCGACCAATTCAACCAGGTTCATGAAATCAACGGTGTGGACAATGCCGCCGCCGTGCGCAAAGCGCTTGGCATGATGTAATCAGGTCAAGCCGCTGCCCCTGCACCGGCCCGGCCGGAGGGCGGCGGCTTCAAAAAACGGGAGGAGCGATTTTACAATGGCAGAGGAAAAGATTCTGGATATGGAAGGCATAGCGGAGGATGCGGCAGAAGCAGAAAAGGCAGCCGAGGACGCCAAGCAGGAGCCGGAAATCTGGACTTACACGCACGAGTTCAAGAAGCCGTTCCAGTGGAGGGGACAGACATACGAACGTCTGACATTTGACTGGACTGTGCTCAAGGGCAAGGACCATCTGGAAATTGAGCAGGAGATTTTGATAAAGGGCCGTACACTCATCACCCCGGCGTTTACGGGGGACTTCCTGGCGGGCATGGCGGCGCGGGCCTGCATGGAGAGAAATGAGAAGGGCAAGCGCGTGATCGACGGGCGGGCTATTATGGAAATGGAAATGGTGGATTTTCAGGCCATTACGAGGAAAGCACGGGGTTTTTTGCCAGGGCAACAGCATTTACTTTCCAGAAATCACCATATGCAGTACGTTGGGACTTAAAGCGGCCATATAGCGCTTTTTCGTGAGACTGATACGCTTTCCGAGATCCAC